AATTTTATTGGTAAAGACGGATTCTTTTGGTGGTTAGGTGTTGTTGAAGATAGAACAGACCCACTTGGATTGGGTCGTGTTCGTGTTCGTATGTTTGGTCATCACACAGACAATTTGAATGAATTACCAACAGATGCACTATCGTGGGCACTTCCTTGTCTTGGTCCAAACGGAACTATGACAGATGGAACACCACTAATAGGCGATTATGCATTTGGATTCTTTACTGATGGTGCATCTGGTCAGGCTCCTGTAATTATTGGTGTATTTCCTGGAATACCAAGAAATGGTCCAAACACATCAAAAGGTTTCTCTGAAGGTACTTTCTATCCAGTCGGTGAACCAACAACCAGTCGTTTACACAGAAATGAATTTATTGACCAAACACCAATTGGTTACCACAACGCAAATTTAGATAAAAATGTACCAACTTCTACTGGTAGTACTTGGAGTGAACCGGCATCTCAATATGATGCAAGAATCCCCTACAATAGGGTGACCGAAACTGAAGCAGGACACGTATTTGAGTTGGATGACACACCAGGACACGAAAGGGTGCATCTAGGACACAAAGCCAACACGTTCTTTGAGATTGCACCAGACGGGTCTAAGGTTACCAAAGTGGTTGGCAATAATTATGAAATATATCTTTCCGACAATAATGTTCACGTAAAAGGTGTTTGTAATATCACAGTAGATGGTAATGCAAACTTCTATGTAAAAGGCAATGTAGTTGAAAAAGTAAATGGTTCATATACACTGGATGTGGATGGACCTGTTGTTATTAATGGAAGTACAGTTAATATTAATCATGGAACTATGGGTGCTGCACGTATTGGTGATACTGCTGATACTGGTGATGCAGGCACTGGTGGTCACTTTGACACCAACTCTGCTGGTACAAACGTCATTGAATCTGGTTCTGGTACAGTATTCATTGGAGATTAAAATTTCGAAATTTTGCGTTCCGGCTCAAGATTTTTTTCCACGACTTTCGAGATTTCAAAAAGTCATTCCACTTTTCGCTCATAAATAAAACATGGCAACTTTAACCAAAATATATTCAGACATAGATTTCACCTTCACTAAGAAACCGGTGACGGGTGATGTTGCTTTGAGCTATGACGAAAAGGCTGTCACTAGGTCAATTAGAAATTTACTTTCAACCAAAAGATATGAAAGACTGTTTGATCCATTATTAGGATCAAATATAGATGCATTGTTGTTTGAGAATATATCACCAATCATTTCAGCAACTTTGGAAAAAGAAATTCTAAACACAATAAAAAACCATGAACCTAGAGCTAATGTTACTGATGTTACGGTGAATGTTCTACCAGATGAAAATAAATATCAAGTAACTATCACGTTCTATATAGAAAATGCAACGTTACCGACAACAGTAACTTTATTACTTGAACGAAATAGATAATTATTATGAAAAATGTATTCATTGTCAAATTGAAGGTGGATTAAATATGATGAGAAGGTATCATTTTGATAATTGTAAACATAAATATTTACTAGATAAAAAAGGTTAACAATTATGGCTGCTAATACTGGCATTAACGTAACAAACTTGGATTTTAACCAGATTAAAACCAGTTTAAAAAGTTTCTTACAATCACAAGACATATTAAAAGACTATAACTATGATGGTTCTGCTTTGTCAGTACTTTTGGACACCTTGGCCTATAATACACAATACAATGCATATTATTTAAATCAAGTTGCAAATGAATTGTTTTTGGACACTGCCATTCAAAGAGCATCAGTGGTTTCTCATGCTAAAGAATTAGGTTACACACCAACTTCAGCAAGAGCACCTTCAGCTTCAATCAATTTAAGGGTCAATCAAGTTACAGATACTTCTCTAACACTACCTAAATTTACAAACTTTCTTTCAGAATCAATTGACGGCATCAACTATAATTTTGTTACAACAGATTCAACAACAGTAAATGTTTCAAACAGTACAGCCAATTTTAATAATATTACTATTAGTCAAGGTCTACCAGTCACATACAATTATACAGTAGATTCAATCCAAAATCCAAAATACACATTTGTAATACCAGATACTAACGTAGATACAAGCACACTACAGGTAAGTGTTAGAGAATCTTCTTCAAATAACCAATATCAAATTTACAATACTGCATCAAATTACCTAACATTATCTGGTGGTTCAACGGTATATTTCTTACAAGAAAATGTTAATGGTTATTTTGAAGTTTACTTTGGCAACGATGTACTTGGTAAAAAATTAAGCGATGGTAATATTGTTACACTTTCTTACATAACAACCAATGGTTCTGCGGCCGCTGGTGCAAACAGTTTTGTTTTGATGGATCCAGTTTCTGGTTATTCAAACACAACAGTATTTTCAATTACATCAGCAAGTCAAGGCGGTGATAAAGAATCAATTGAATCTGTTAGATTCCAAGCCCCAAAGAATTACGCAGCGCAAGGGCGTTCTGTAACTAAAGAAGATTACATTACTGCCATTCAACAAAATGATTTGGGTTATTCTTTTGATGCAGTTAACGTTTGGGGTGGACAAGAAAATGATCCGCCAGTTTACGGACAAGTATTTGTCTGTTTGAAACCTGCAGGTACATATAGTCTAACGACAACACAAAAAACAAGACTGATTGAAAATGTTATTAAACCAATATCGGTTATGACAGTGGTGCCAACAATCGTTGATCCAGATTACACCTATATTAAAATGGATGTAAATGTCTATTACGATCCAAAGAAAACAACACAAACATCAGCTCAGTTAGAAGAAAGTATCAAAACTGCTGTTCGTAATTTTGCCACAACATCTTTGAACACTTTCAATTCAACATTCTTATCATACAATTTCAATTCAGTGATTAATAATGTTGACAATTCAATCATTACAAATGAAATTAACATCAAGTTACAGAAGAAGTTTTATCCTTCTCTAAGTACACCATCAACCTATAATTTTTATTTTGGTGCACCACTAGAAAAAGGTATGTTCCAAAGTGGTGTTAATAGTTCTCCGTCCGCACAATTCAGAAACACAGAGAATTTATCACAAACAATTAATGGCGTTTATGTTGAAGAAGTTCCAACTTCAACTGGCGGTGTAGAATCTATCACAGTTATAAACAAAGGTTATGGTTATCAATATCAACCAACTGTTACAATACAAGGTGATGGTTCTGGTGCCACTGCTATTGCAACAATCAATTCTGATGGCACATTAAAATCAGTTACTGTTACAAACTCTGGTAATAATTACACAAGTGCTACAGCAACAATTACGGCAGCATCTGGAGATACAACTGGCCAGTTGGCGGCCGCAGTTGTTACATTAGAAGGACAATACGGTACACTTAGAACCTACTACAACAATACCTCATATGTAAAGACTGTATTGAATGGTAATATTGGTACTATTGATTATCCAAATGGTATTGTAACGCTGAATTCTTTTGGTCCAATACAAGTAGACAATGAATTAGGTCAGTTAACAATCACAGCAAAACCAACCACATCAATCATATCATCCACATATAATAGAATTATTACTGTTGACCCATATGATCCAGAAGCTATAACCGTTAACATTATAGCCAAGACAACATGAGTTCAAGTAATAATAAAACTTCAGTTTTAGTTGCGTCACAACTCCCTGAATTTATCAGGGATAATCCTGAGTATGCAAATTTCACTTTGTTCATGCAGGCTTATTATGAGTGGATGGAACAAACAAATCAGGTAACTGATAGGACTAAAAATCTATTATCATATAGAGATGTTGACTCAACAACAAATGAATTCATAGATTATTTTGTCAATGATTTTTTGCCATATTTTCCAGCAGAAACTCTTATAGACAAAAGAGAAGCTGTTAAAGTAGCAAGACAACTATACCAATCTAAAGGTACACCTGCTTCATATCAATTTCTATTCAGAATACTATTCAATTCAGACTTTGATGTGTTCTATACCAGAGATGCCGTACTAAGAGCATCATCTGGATTGTGGTATGTTACAAAAAGTCTAAGACTATCAACAACAAACACCAACTTTTTGAACATTGAAAACCTAAGATTGTTTGGTGAAACAACAAAGTCTATTGCTACAATAGAGAATTCAGTTGTTTCTGGTACAAAAATAGAAGTATTCATTTCAAATATTGAACGTCTGTTTCAATCAGGTGAATTTGTCCGGGTTGTAGACAGTAACAATCAAACAGTTTTATTTGACGGTCTACCACTTAGAGCAAAAATTGTTGGTCAAATTAGCCAGTTAAAAATAAATCCAAATTACAGAGGTTTATTATATCAACCAGGCGACCCCGTTATTGTATATGGTGGATTGAATTCAAATACAGGCCTTGGTGCCTCAGGTCAAATTATATCAACCACATCAGGTTCTATTCAAAGTATCAGTGTGATTACTGGTGGTTATGGATATAGATATGCACCAAATAGTTATATAACTATAACAAATGCTCCGGGTGCTTCAGCAGAAGTTGCTACTCTGAATCCAGCCAATGAAATGGATGTTACAATACCTAATGATTCCATTTCACTTAAAAGATTCATCACAATTGGTAACAGTAACTATAATTTTGCTAATGTTGCTGTTGCAAATGCAAATACTTCATTGGCCAATGCCTTTACATTTGTTTCATTTCAAACATATCCAATCTCTAGTATTTCGGTATTAAATGGTGGCGGAGGCATTACACAAATACCATCCGTCAGTGCCACTTCTTTGTATGAAGATGATGTTGGTAATTTAAATGATTTGGCTAAACTTGGTATATTGGGTCCAATACAAATTGTAAATGGCGGTGCAGGTTACCAAGCAAATGATACGATTGTTTTTTCTGGTGGATCAGGTTCAGGTGCTCAGGCTAACGTAACAAATGTTTCTGTTACTGGTGCAATCACAGAAATTAGATATGTTTCTGGTCCAACACTTTTATATCCACTTGGCGGCGCAGGTTATAAAACAACATCATTACCAACATTAACAGTAAGTTCTGCAAATGGTGCCGCAAGTAACGCAAGTTTATATATTCCTGGTATATTAGGTGAAGGTGCAACACCTCTTAAAACACACAAATAGTATACCGAAATCATATAACAAAAACGTAGGTGTATTTAAAATTGTATAATATAGTAACGGGAAAAAGAAAAATACTAAAACTAGTTCTGGTACTGAACTAAATAAGTTTCAACAATATAAATAAAAATACCAACCAAATGTATAT